AGGTTTTGCCCTCATGGGCGTGGTCAGCGGTAGGGAACAATAATGCTCTGTAGCATTCCAGTAGGCTCCAATCATAGATAGAGCAGGGCCGTTAGCGGAGTTATCATGCCAGAATTTATAGAAATACCTTTGGCACTTCTGAAGCGTTACCGAATATGGCTCATGCTCGAATGGAGTGGCTGTGTCACCTACTTCAAGTTGGACTTGTTTAATCTCAACATTCTCACCGTTAGAAATGCTTACGTTAGCACTGTTAATTCCGTCAATACCTACAGCCACAAGAATGGAGCCATAAGATGAAGCATTCGGCATAGTAAAAGTAAGCGTCACCAACTCCCACTGCCCTGATCCGCTATGCGCAGTAGCACCTGTTGTCCAGCCTGTGCCATCGTATATTAATACACGGGCATTGGACGATGTTGTTTTCATATATGTAGAAAGAGTAAACGTCTGACCCACCCGTGTCTTTAAGTTTAGCCACTCTACATGCTGCCTAATACTCAATGTGCCAGTGTAAGCAGAAGTTGCCGTTAGCTTCAACGAGCCGCCCATATCTTGAAAGGTTGCTGTTCCACCTCCTTTGTAAGTTTTCCAGCGGTCTAACGTGTACGCATTGTCAGTCATCACAGTGGCAGATGTATAATCCCCACGCTGGCTAACAGAAAACTCCCCATTGATTACGGCATTCCTGTTCGACAAAGCCCCATCATTGTAAATCCGACCAAGTTCTGCCAGTTCACTCTGTCTACTCATTATGTTTGCTCCAGCACTGATGCGATAACGTCACAGCTAGTTGCCGTATCACTGGTTACGACAATGGTATCTGCTGCCTCTAGGATGATCTTACCATCTAGGACGGACAAGGCAGAACCAGCAGGGACAGGAACACCTTTAACAAGGTAAACCCCAGCAGCTTGTACATCTACTGTGATCTGTGCGCCTGTGGTGTTCGCAATGTTACAACCAATCATAACTGAGGTTGTTGCAGCTGGGACTGTATATGTCGTGACAGGTGTTGTACCTACCGAAGATGATGTATAGTTTTTGAATGTGTTTGCCATTATCTTATCCTAACGCAATACTCAAGGCTAGAGCATCTGCTTGTGCTTGTGCTAATATGGTTGCTTTACTGTCACCGCCAAGTGTTGCAGCATCTACACCTAGAGCATCTACGAAAGACTTATTGACGGTTGTGTTAATGTCACTTACTGCTCTTGCAGAAGTATAGTACAGGTTTGTACCTTCTGTCAAGTCTGTTGTAGACTTTGTGGCTAGACGTGTATCAAAGTCTGTATTAGCTCTAGCAGTTGTGTAGTAAAGGTTTGTACCTTCACTTAGATCTGTAGTAGACTTAGCAATAAAGGCAGAATCGAAACGTGCCTGAGTGTAGTACAGATTTGTACCCTCGACTAAGTCACCTGTGTCGTGATTGCTTAAAGATGATACTGTACCAGTTACGGTACCAGTTACGTTACCTGTTACATTACCTGTAAGTGGCCCTACAAAGCTAGTGGCTGTAACAGTTGTACCTGTAATGGCTGCAGGAGTAATACCACCGATAATAGCATTGTCTACTGTACCACCAGTAACAACAGGGGCTGTCAGTGTTTTGTTGGTAAGTGTCTGAGTACCTGTTAGTGTAGCTACTGTAGAGTCGATGTCTACTGTGACTGTTGTACCTGCACCTGTGGTTGTGATACCAGTACCACCAGCAATAGTCAGTGTGTCTGAATCCAGGTCAACAGAAAGAGCACCACCTGAGTCACCTTGAAGGTCTAGGTCTTGTGCTGTAACCTGTGCATCTACGTAAGTCTTAATAGCTTTAGCAGAGGCCAGAGTATCATCAAGAGCACTTACAGCAGTAAGGTCAGTATCAACACTAGTTATACCAGTAGAGGTGCCGATTGTCAAGTTGTCAATGTAAGCAACACCGTCGATATATAAATCTTTCCACTCAGAACCTACAGCACCTAAGTCGTATGTGTTGTTAGTACTTGGAATGATGTTTGAGTCTACATCTGCAGTAAAGGTAACTGTGTCTGTAGCTGCGTCACCTAGTGTCGTATTACCATTTACTGTAAGGTCACCAGTGTTGGTTTGGTTACCTGTGACTACTAGGGTACCACCTACAATGACGTTACCTGATGTTGTGATAGCATCAATGTAAGCATTAGCCCAGTAGTCTGTAGCATCACCCAAGGAATACGTACTGCCTACTGCAGGGATAATGTCTGAATCTACGTCAGCTGTAAAGGTAACTGTATCTGTTGCAGCATCACCAAGAGTAGTGTTGCCGTCTACAGTAAGGTTACCTGTTACGTTTAAGTCACTACCAAAGGTAACGATACCTGAGACACCTAGTGTTGTGAAGTCACCAGCTGCAGGAGTTGTAGCACCAATAATAGTACCATCAATAGTACCACCGTCGATGTCTGCTGTATCAGCAATCAGACTATCGATATTAGCTATACCGTCAATGTACAGGTCTCTCCATTCCTGAGCAGCACTACCTAAGTCATAGGCATCATCTACATTAGGAATAAAGTTAGAGTCGATATCAGCATTAACTGTCACACTGTCTGTGTTAGCATCACCGATAGTAATGTTACCACCAAGAGTAATGTCACCGTCTACAGTCAAGCTACCTTCGAAGTAACCATCTTTAAACTTATTCGTTAGGCTACCTAAGTCGATATCGTTATTTGTAGTGGGGATAATAGCCCCATTGATAAGAGTGAACTGCTCTGTTGCGACACCAGTATCATTAATAAAGAAACGAATAGTATCAGCTAGGGTATCAACCTCAATCTTGTTCAGAGGTGTAGTAAGACCACCATCACCCAACAAAGAGATGACTGGACCTTCATCTGCAGTACCATCGTGCTTGTGGCCTGTGTTGCCATCAAAGGCAGCAACCAGCTGGTCAAACTCGTCATTCGAGTCTGCCGCAAGGATAATGTCCCCATCCCTATAAGTACTCTGGCGTATATAACCTGCCATATCTTATCTCCTAGCTCCTATTTCGTATTCTAGCTGAAAGCCCTTTAGTGAGTAAGGGACTGAAACTCCGTTATCTACCACACGAAGGGCAACAGCAAAGCCTGAGCCTTCCACAGGTTGTCTAATAAGTGGGTTAGTTTGACCACCGTATGTGGCTGTAGCAAACCTGGATGTACCGTAGATAGCTACAACCTTTGTTGAGTCAAATGGGTATGCTGCAGGTCTTGGTGCTGAAGGTGACTCGTAGTCGTACCTTAAGAACAAGTCTGCGTTAATGATACCCTCTGGTGCGTAGTTGATGATTACTCTGTGGAATGCCTTACGAATACCTGCATCACCTGCTGTAATGTCTGGACTACGGTAACGACCAATGATTGTTGTACCATCAAAGGTATTACCCTTTTCTTGACGATAGACAAAACCATCGTAGCCACCATGGATAGCATAGGTCTGACCACCAGAGATAGTACTGTCTGTACAAGAAGGCTGAATACCTTTAGTCTCACCAAACTCGTAGTTATCACCTTTACGTACACAGATAATCCCTTTGGTCTGTGTTTGTGTAAAGTTACTTCTATCCGTAAAGAAGATACGATACTGTGTCTTGTCAGGGATAACAATCGAGTCAAACTCAGATACGTCACCCAGTCTATCGAAACGTTCCTGTACAGGTAAGCTGATTGTACCCAACTCAACGTCACCGATACGTTCTGTAGCAGCAATACTACGTAGTCCATCTGGACCTAAGAATAGGATATCACCAGCAAATTCCTGTACAGTATTACCAGCACGACAACCAATCTCTTGTGTAACAGGCTGCATTACGAAGTCAGACACAGTGTTGCCACTAATCTTATAGATACGTTCTTCTGCAAAGACATATAGTTCTTGACGGAAGACAACTAAAGCTGTGATTGGGCTGTCTACTGCAATAGTACCTGCACCATTAGCTGGACTAAAGTCATTGAAGTTGTAGGGAGCACTAAAGACTAGCTCTTGTGGATTGCTAGACATACCAGCAAAGAAAGCATGGTTTTTAAAGCCAACAACAATACTAGGATCTGCAGGAGCATTTGTACCAGTGATGTCAGTTATTGTTGTGCCGTCATAGATAGATGCAGGGTTAGCTCCATCAGCCCAAATGATGTAAGCAGTGCCTGACCTATTATATCTGTGGAACACATACTTACCTGCATTTGTTCTGCCTGTATCAATCTGTGTCCAGAACTGGTAGATAGGATCATTGTCTGCATGTGCTGCAGCTGTTGTGCCGTTAGCACCACGAGTACAACCAAGGAATTGGTTAGGGGTTATACTTGTGTAGGTAATCTGCTCACCATTGATGATGAGTGTACCTGTACTAGAGAAACCTGCAGTAGTATCCACAAGAATTGTAGTAGCTGTACTTGTTAGAGGTCCATCAATTAAATCACTGGCACCCTGTGATCTGTAGATAGATTCCCCACGAGCAGCAATAACCTCACCCTTAAAGTAAGCAGACATAAGAACTGGTTCAGTAACTGCATACGTATAAGGTACTTCGTTATTGTCCCACTTCTCGTAACCTAAGATACGTTTGTACCCACCTTTAGTGTCAGGCTCAAAGTTCTCTAACTCCAAAGCCATCCCAGGTTGCATAGCAAAAGTAGACTGGTTGAGTACCAGCCCACCTTGAAGAGGAAAGATATAGGGGCTTAGGTTTGATTCATCTGCCATATCTTATCCTACGAATGTACCCACGGGGCTTCTATTAATGACAGTAGATCTGATGTAGTCAGCCCTATTAGATAAAAGGCTCTGCATACTTTTGATACCCTGTTCGAAACGTTGGAAGTTAAGTTGGTGTTGACCAGACTCTCCACGGTATTGGTATCCAAAAGCTGTGGCACCATCTACAATAACTTGTCTGTACTGTTCTGGGATAAGAGGGACATCGTTAGCTAAAGCTAGAGGTGTTGTATAAAGGTAGTACTCAAACTTTAATTCGTAGGCTTTATCTGGATAAGGGTACAAACCAAATCCGTTATCTGGTGTACGGAATACATGCGTAGGAACACCACCTACATTTGATGTGTCTTCCTGTACAACTAACTTATCCATGTAGTCTTTATAGTCAATAAGACCCAAAGCACCTCCATCACATCCGAGAGTTGGATCACGGGTAAGACGGAATGTGTCGTAGTCTACGTTCTTCGAGTTGGTTGGGGTAGTATAACGAGTATCCCCTGCAACGAGAACCTGTGTATTTGTTGTGTGGTTAAAAGGCCAGCTGAACTCTTTTGTGTTGATGTAGTGAATAGCATCGTTCACAGCATTCTTACACTGTGTTTGAAAGCCCCTAGACGTGGCAAAAGTACCTGCAGTAAGAGGTACCTCATTAAAACGTGCAATGACTTCATTTGTGATATCGATATAATTATACGCCATTCTACATCCTACGTGTAAGTAAGAGGGCCAGTACTTGACCAGCCCTCTCTGTTATGTTACGCCAAGTTGTAACGTGCGTTGACCAGAGCTTCTGGTCTCAGAATCTTTCTGCCGTAAAGGTGCATACCACGCACGATGTCAGCGAAGGAGTCTGGGTCACGGTAAGATTCAGTCTTGTTGATCTGCTCTGCAGTTGCAACAGCTGAGTCATGACCAGCAACAACAACACCGTAGTTTGTGGACTGAGCAGTTGTACCTGTAGTATCAGCACCAGTACCAACAACAGGCAAGTTGTTAGAAACATAGACACGGAAGCCGTTCCAGTTGTTCAGAACCAGACCGTTACGCAATGCACCTGCATCACCGAAGTCAGAGTTCAACAAGCGTGAGTCTTCGTCCATCAAGATTTCCATCATGACGGGATCGATTACAACCCAACGACCTGCTTTGTCTACGTTCTGTTGGTCCAGCAAACGGCCCATACGAGCAATCAACATTGTTGGAGAAACGTAGTCAGTTGGCAAGGCTGTCGCACCTGGCAGACGTGCTGCAACAGGGATTGAGTCACCAGATGTACCTGGGGTAGCAATGTTACCGAAGTCTGGACGTGACAGTTTGTTGGAAGCCAACAATTCGTCTGTACCTGCAGATGCGTTAGCAACAGTACCTGAAACAGTTGCGTTAACTGCGTCAGCATTTGTATGCAGAGCAGACTGTGCGTAACCTGACAGGTAACCCAAGACTTCTTGGTCATGCTGGTCAGCCAAACGATAAGCTGCACGGTTTGTTGCCAAATCCATGAAGTTTACGTGTGAGTGAGCCTCTTCGATATCGTCCACCTTAAAGGCGAAATAGTTGGCTTTGTCTACAACCAGAGAGAAGTCATCATCTGACAAGCTCTGCGGTGTGATTGTAGTACCACGCAAGTATGAAGATACAGAAATCTCTGGCTCTTTAATGATGCGAACTGTGTCACCTTGGTTGGCGATTTCACCGAAGTAATCAGAGTTGGTGATGTCACCAGCTACTGTTGATTTACGGAAGGCAAGTTGTACCTTCTTTGAATAGATTACGGGGCTGAAGTTCCCGTTTGGCAGGTTTGTCCAACCTGCTGCTGATCCGAAAGCCATGATAAATTCTCCTTAGTTTGGCTGTTCTTAAAAGAAAGATGTATACAAAGAACTAAGGTATACACCTTGTTCAAGTAAGCTAAACTACAAGGAATAAGAGGCTGATCTTTCTAGGGTGCGTATCCGTTATTCTGTATAAGGATCAGTTATACGTTATATCGGTACGGGCCTGTACTAGAACAGGTTGTTCTTTCTTGTCTGTTTTGCTTAGAGGGTTTTGTGAGGGGTTGTACTGGGGTAGTCCTTTCGGAGGCCCACTTAATACCCCTCTAGTTATATTGACAAAGATTACAATGTCAACACATTAACGTGCGGAACCTGAAAGATCGTAGATAAACTTGCCATTACGAATAGCTTTGTTGATTTCATCTTCACGAGATTCAAATTCCTTAGCAGACATTTTAGCTACCTCAGACTCCCTCACAGAACCTGTCGTACCTTCTACGTCTACTTTTGACTTACCACCTTTTCTGACAGCTGTAGCTGCTGCTTTACGTGCAGCTTTCTTGTCAGAGGATGTTAAGCCATTATCGACCTTATATAGATCAATAATTCTTACAACAGAGGCGGGATCATCTGCATTCTCGTAGAGTGCATCCTTAACCCACTTTGGTTGTTCTTCTGCCCAGTCATGAAACTCATCTGACTGACGTAGGTCATCAAAGTCAGGGTGTGCCTTGCGGATAGCATTCTCTGCTTTCACACGTTGTGCTTCATACTTAGCTTCATCTAGTTCTCTGAGACGTTCCTCTGCAGTAGAAAACATTTCTTTTGCTTTCTTAGCTGCGATAGTCTCAACAATACCTGCAACGTCTGGATACTTCCTTGCCCATTGCTCAATGTCTTCATCAGATTTAGGAGGGGTGATACCTTCTTTTTCTGCTCTATTCTCTAGGGCATTAAAACGTTCTTCCCACTCCTTCTCCTTTTGCTGCATATGACGACGAAGGTCACCGTACCGTTTCTTAAAGGACTTCTCTTCTGCACTTAAGTTTGAGTCATCTTCTTGTGCTTCATCCTCAATGTCGGCTTCTTCTTGTCGGGTATTACCTTTGGTTTGTACTTGGGTTGTCTCAAGTCCTTCGCCATCGGATTCGGTTTCCTCTTCATCTGGAACCTCTTCACCACGGGCGATTGCCTCTAGTCTAGCAATCTCCCGTTCTTCTTCCTCAATTTGCTTACGTTTCTTTGTGTGGTTATACCCACGGTCTACGAAACCAGCAACTTTTGGGGCTTGTACTGCAGTTAGTTCAGGCATGTTTTTCTCCTTATATGGGGCCAGCAGGATTGCTGGGTAGCCTTATTATTATATGGTAGGTTTTTGGTAGTACTTACTTTTTCTTCTTAGTCATCAAGCCGCCTTTTGCGAAGCCACGTTGAATACCTTTAGATTGATCTTCAAGGCTACTTTTAACTTTTGCACCTTCTGACTCAATTTGTTTAACTTCTGCTTCAGAAGCACCACGATCTTTTGCTGCTTCGACAACTTCTTGTGTACCTTCATCAGCTTTCTTAGCAGCTGCGGCAGTTTGTGCACGTCGAGTTCTTTCTCGTCTTTCCTGTCTTGCAAAGTCTTTACCATCGTCAACGTACTTTTTAGGTTCAGCTTTACTTGGTTCAGGCTCACCGTCATCATCTCCTTTGAGAACTTTTAGTACTGCATCTTGATCTGGGTCATCTGGGTCAATCCCATTCCTTTTAAACCAAGCCTTTGCGCCCCCTGTTCCTGGTGCAAGACCGTCTAGTTTGTCTACAATATCGGGTGAGTTTGCAATGTACTTCTCTACTTTTGAAGCAAGAAGCCCAGCTTCCTCATCCATACCAGCTGCTTCATAGACTTGCTGCATTGCTCTCATCTTAGCAACATTACGTAGGTCACCTGCCGCAGGTAAGAAACTAACGGCTGCACCTAGTGGTCCTGATACGACAGATCCTGCGATACCTGCAGCAGACCTAGCAAGATCCCCTGTTGGTTCGATGTTATTTTCTAACCAACCTTCTGGGTCTGACCAGTCAACGTCATCCATCCAACCTGATCCAAAACCGTCTCCACCTTCACCTTCAGGGGGCTGTACACCAGGACCACCGTCATCGTCGTTGTTAGGTACTGGGGTGATTCCCTGTTCAACAAGGACACACATCTTCTTTTCTTCGTCATATACTTGACCAGCTGGGCATGTAGGCTTTGCTGGTTGTGCTACTGGAATAGGATCACCAGCATAACTGTAGGAACCACCTAGTGTCTCAAACTGAGATGGAACCTGTGTAGGGCTAGTAATCATTTGTTCTGACATGGTTGGTATACCACCTTCAGCAAAACCAGTTCTAGCCTCTGGTGGTGGATTCATTTGATCCATCTGCTGTGGTTGTGTTTGAGGAGAGGTACGAGTAAACTGGATACCTCTAGCTGATAGCTTTTCTAGAAGCTCTGGTTTCTCTCTTACTGCTACCATTACTTTATCAATGACAGCATCAATCTCTTTTGGATCAGAATAAAGAGAGTTAGCCATACCACCTTCAGCAAAACCTACTACGACTCCACCTTGGTTTAGTCTTTGATTTACTAAAGGATCGTTCTTAGCAACGTACTCCAGCTTGTCCATCAAGCCGCCTTCTGCTGCACCTGTAGCTAGCATCTGCTCTAAAGCAGCTAGATCTTCTTCTCTCAACTCGTTGTTGGCTACAGGTTCACCGCCGATTCTACCATTTTGGTTCATCTCTTGCAAGCCCATTTTAGCTTCTGAACGAAGATCTTCAAAGAACTTAACACCAAAGAAACGAACAACGTCAGCTGGTACTACGTACTCACCCTCAGACAACATAGCTGGGATATCGTCACGGACTTCTTGCGGGGTAGATCCTGCTGGTACTTCATTGCCTGAGACAGGGTCTCGACCAATAGTATCACCTTCAATGGCACCAACTTCACCGCCTTCTGCAAAGCCAAATGCTTTCTTGAGGTTACCCCAAACGTCAGGTTTATTTTCCAAGAGATTCTCGCCTTTTTCTTTACTACGTTCTTCACGTACCTCTGCAGGTGTCTTCTTTAGAGTTGGACGTACACCTCTGATTGGGTCAGTCGTGTCGTCTCTATTGTCTCTGTTGTAGTCACCACCAAAGTTGATTTGCTCGGCAAGACTAGGTCTGTCACCTCTATCACGGGTACGCATATCTTCAGCAACGTCTTCTTTAGACTGCTTGTCTTTCTTCACTTGGTTGAAGATTTCATCTACTTTTTGACTTGCAGTCTTCTCCTCAGAGCCACCAAACAAACTACCTAAAAAGGAATCTTGCTCTGGTTTATTCATTGCTTTTGCTTTGTCTACAAAAGCTTGAAGTTCTGCTAGACGGTCTTCATTTGAGTTGCTCTTAGAGAGTTTGCCACCCAATATTGCTTGCATCTGATCATCCATCGCAAGACCTCCTTCATTATAACCTGTATATTCTAAGTCTAGCTTTGGTTTCTTTGCTAGAACAAGAGGGCCGATTTGGATTACCTCTTCTGCTTCTCTGACAGGTACGTGTTTATCAGCCCCTGCTCTCACGTAGAAACCGCCTTGGCGGCGAGGATCAAAACCAACTTGAACCCAGTCAGGATCGTCTAAGTACTTAACGGCTTGTTCACGGATTGCATCTGGGTCTAGGTCTTTAACGAAGCCTGAGACTGTTGCGTAACCTGTCTTACCATCCTCACCTTTTCCGATAGCTTCACTTTTCTTAGGGGAAGCTATAAACTTGACTGGCTTCCCTTCTTTACCTGTGTAGTGGATGGCCTTGGCATATGTAGTTGCACTGCCACCAGACGCAGACTTAACAGCTGGAGATGTGCCAGCAACAATCCAAGTGTCGTGTGCATTGTAAGCAGGAATATCAAGTCTTCCGTTGAACATATCACCAACCTTAAGTGGGGACACATTAACGCCAAGACCTTGGGCTGCTTCGTCGGATAGGATAAAGAAACCATCTTGTCTTTGGTTTGGTTTAAGAGAAAACACAGTTGCTTTATTAGAGGGTTCTCTCGGCAAGGAATCCCAAGGATTAACTGGTTTGTACCTGTCTACATTAGCTAGGTGTTCTTCCCTAGTAATTTTATTCTCAAGAAGTTGACGTGTGGAGTCTTCTAACTCAGGTGTTCTGATAGTTGGACTTACGTCTCTTTCTTCACTTACGTACTTCTTTACTTGCTTTTGCCAGTCTTCAGGTGTCTCAGCCTCATCGAAGGAAGACCAACGTTGAGCATACTCTTCGTTAGCCATCTGTCTATTAACTTCGGGTGCTTTCTTACGGATAGATCCAACACCAAAAGCTGACATTGCATTAGGATCAAGTTCGTACTCGTTGACCTTATCAATAAGTTTGCTGATAGCCTTGCCACCGTACTTACCAGCAATACCTCCAGCAACCATCATGGCACCTTCGACCGCAGCACTCTCTCCAGCTTTATTTAGCTCTTCTTTGATGTAGCCGTAATCACGTTCTCCCTGTGGTTTCAGGTACTCCTCTAAGACATTAACAACGTTAACACCTGAATCGTAGAAAGGAACAAGAGCAGATGCCGTATTGTTTAGGCCAGACTCTAACTCTTCCATAGACACTTGCTCAGACAAAGGAACATCAGCCGACATGCGAGGTCTACGTGAAAGGACTTCCTTGGATCTCTCAGCTTTAGTTTGAGGCTCTTCTTGGGGTAAACCGAATACCTCTTGCATCTGTTCGTCTTCCACTAAACCACCCTCATCAAATCCAAGTTTAATCTTAAGTTTATCAAGCATACTCTCGTCGTACTCAGAAGACTTAGGAGGTTCACCTGACTTTGTAAGCATGTCTTGTGCAGCTTCCATCAGTTTAATGTAGGGTTCGTACTTTCTTTCTTTGTACTCCCACCTATCTTCTGGTTTTGCTTTAAGAGTTTTTTGGATCTCTCTTGTAGATTCAGGTGTTCTGTCAGACTGTGTGTCTTCCATAGTTCTATCCATCAGAACTGTTTCGTCAAGAAAGTCAAAGGCTTCGACAAACTTCTCTTCTCTATCACCATCAAGAAGTAACTCAAAAGCCCTTGTGCCGTACTTATCTTTAAACCGTTTGACTGCAGCTGGAACACCCTCAGGATCTTCATTAAGACTTTGAAGGATTCTATCAAGACCTCTATGTGTCATCTCATGAGACCAAACAGCAGGTGAGGCCACGGCTGAGTCTACGAAGATCTGATCTGGCCTTCCTGTGTAAGCAAGGTCACCTGGGGCACCAACGTCCTTTAGGGACTCTGTTAGGTCTTCTTGCTTCATGCGGGAAGGTGCATAAAAAGCATTGTTCAAGATTTCTTTTTCAGCAACTTCATCCATCTGAAAGTCAGTTACGTTGTCATCCTCGTAACCTTCAAAGCCCAAACGAGCAATAGGGTTCCAAGAGAGAGCCTTGTCAAAGTCTGCTCTAGACTCAATAGTGGATAGACCTTCACTGATTTTACCGTAGTCAGGGCGAGCCTTAGGACGGGGTGATGTCATCAAGGATGGTCTTTTCTTTGGGCGACTGGACTTATCCACCATTTAACTTATCCCTTAACATCTTCATACGACGAAGAGCATGAGCCTCACCCTGTAGTCTGAACAGGTCTCTTGGCTCGTGTGCTTGTTCCATCTGCTTGTGTACGAATCCAATTCTTTCGTCTAGCTCTTCTAGGAAAGCTGTCCAAAGTTCTTTGTTGTTAACGAGAGACTTTAAGATCATGCTGCAGCCCCAGTGTTACCTGAGAAGCCCTGTTCTCCTGGTACAGGAGCCGTACCTGTCCCGATAGTGCCACCCCCTGCTCCAGAGGTATCCTGCACTTGTGCGCCAGCTGGTGCTCCCTGAGGGCCACCTTGAGGTGCTGGTGCTCCTCCTTCTGGAGCTTCAGGCTGCTGTGGCTGCATTTGCTTTAGGATCTCAGCTTGTAGTTTTGCGTCATTGATTGAGTTCACAACCTTATCAGGATCAAGATCCATCGACTTAGCAATCTCACGAATGATGTAGTCCATCTTAGCAAAGGGTGCCAAAGTTGGGTTCTGTGTGATCTGCAAGAACTGCATCAAACGTTGACTACGTACTTCGTTAGCCATCAAGGACTCTGTACCTTGTGCCTTAACTTCTAGGTCACCTTTGATCTCAGGATCGAAGTCGAACTGCATGTTGAAGTTAAAGAAGGCTTTACCCAGTGGAGAAAGCAAGTAGTCATCTACGTTCTTAACTACGTTACGGATAGAACCGTTAGCAGCTGACATCAACATAGAGATACCAGAAGCTGTACGACCTACACCTGAAACACCTGTCTGCCCGTGAGCAAACGATGGGAAGCCTGTAGATTCGTCTGCAAGGACACGAGCCTTGTCAAACATCTGCATGTTCTCGTTAGATACGTTAGGGAACTTGGTACCAAAGATAGCCTGTCCTGGTGCACCACCTTGTCTACGGAAGACTTTTCCTGGGTACACAGATAGATCCTGACCTGGGACTAGGTTAGTCTCATCAATCTCAATCAGCATATTACCAGAAAGTGCAGCATTGTCAACAGCCATACGCATAAAGCCATTCATCAATGTCTGTGTGTCGTCCATGTTCTCAGCAATACCTACACCAAACATGCTGTAAGGATTAACTTCGTAAGGAACTGTGTAGTAAGGAAGGTAGGAAGGTGTGAAGGGGTTCATCACCAAACGTAGAACCTGACCATTACAGATCCACACATTGACTGACAGCTGATCAAAGTCTTCAAACTCTTTTGGAATGTCTAGGTTCTGATCACGAAGAATGTCTGTATCTACATAACCCCAGAACTCCAACACCTCAAATCGTTGTGTCTGAGTCTGTTGGCTTTCGTCTTCCATAGCTTGTTCCCACCACTCTTTGGTGTAGGATTCACCCATAGAGATAGCAGTATCGATAGCATTCTCACGGAAGTATGGTCTTCTCTTAAGTGCTCTGATCTGAGAACGAGACATCTTGTGACGTTCTACAACGTATTCAGCTTCTTCCATGTTGGCTGCATCAGGGTCTGGATAGAAGTTCCAAACAGAAACACTTGAGCACTTAGGTACAGTCTTGAAGACTGGTGTGTACTCGCCATCTTCCGACCAATTAGGATACTCTTTGTCTACAGCAAATGGACCCTTCATGATACCTGTACCAAACAGAGCACACTCAAAGGCAGTAGACCGAAGTTCTTTCTTGGCGTTAGATTCTTCTAGCTGATCGTGGATCTTCTTTTCCATCTTCTTGGCTGATACCATAGCTGGATGGAAAGTGATCTGTGTTGGTGTTGTGCCTGGTCCTTCTTTCAACTTATCTTGAATAGGGGCCAGCTTACCTGTTAGACCTGCTAGACGTTCCTTTAACTCAGGCATAGTCTCCCCAGGAAGAAGCTTAGTCATCTCAGGGTCTAGTTGAGCAGAGGTTTCCGACTGCTGTGCCATAGGGTCTGTCTCAAAGTGAACAGAGTCAGCTACACCTTCAGGTAAGGTTGTTGGATCGATTGTGATTGGGAACTTGTTAGCACCAAACAAAACGTCAACGATCTGACCATAGGCAGCTAGTACTTTTGTCTTAGTAACCTTAACGAAGATCTGGGACTTCTCTGCAGAAGTAAACTTAACGTCTGGTCCGTACAATCCACGGTAGTTACGATAAGCTTGAATCCAACGTTGTTCGTCAGTGTAACGAGCAGTCTCTGCTTTAGAGAAACGTTCTTGTACGAAGCCTACGATAGTACCTGTTGTTTCATCTACGAAGTCTTCTTCGTCCATATCTTCAGCATAGGCAACACCTTCTGCGTCCATGTTCGGTTCTGCTTCAAAGAGATCATCTTCTTCCATGTCTCGTCCTTCTAGTATCCAAATGTAGAATCAGCTGCTTGAAAGCCTGATCTCTGGGTTGGGGCATTAAAGTCAAATAGACTGCTTCTTGGTCTTGTCATGATACCGTATCTAACAGCATCGTAAATGTGGTCTTCAGACTTTGTGTCAACGTCCTCTGGGTTTGACTTGTCTAAGGGGATAGAGGGTATTTGAGCTATTGTGTTTAAACAGTTGCTAAAGAAAACAATGCGAGGCTGTTCTGTAAACTCGTCAACCTGTAAACGTCTGTGTAGTTCGTTCTTACCTGAGATACGAGATCCCTTAGATCTATCTGATGGCCTCCATCTACAACCTTTAGCAATCATTTGTTCTGCTAGGCTTGGACCTGTATCACCTCTTTTGTGCCACAACGAGGAGTCAAGAACACCGTATCGGATCTTTTCACCTGCTTCTAACTCTAAGATCATGTCAGCTAAGTCAGTAGCTAGAACCTTAGATACATACAGTTCTCTGTACACAATAAGCTGTTCATCAGGTGCTACAGCAAACCAAACTACAGCTGAGTAAGATCCGTAACCGTAGTCAGCTGCTCTGAAACGAGGCCAGTTGTCTGGTATCTCGAAAGGATCAACTACGTGTACACTCCGTCTAAACTCAGGGAATGCTGCCCCTTCGTTGATATCCCAGTCACCATCCAAAAGCTGTCTACGTTGATGCTCAGGTAGTGAAAGCAAGTTAGCTTCGTACATACCATCATCTGACAAGTAAGGGTTATCGAACAGTGTAGCAGGAATAAACTTACGTTTAAAGAGGGGTTCACCTTCTCTGCTGTGTCCTTTAGGCCAAGAGATGACCTGTCCTTCTTCATCAGTAGCCCAGAAAGCCTCATTAGGTGTGCTTGGGTCAATGAAAGTACGTTTTACCCATTGATGCCCAGGTCCACCAGGGTTTGATGTAGCCCTCATATAGAGAGGAAGACCTGCTGCTTTGGTTGTACGTAGGCGTGAACGCATGTAGTTCCAAGCGTATGGGCTTCCCCACTGTGTAAGTTCGTCGAAACCAATCCAG